GTGATGCAAATTTGTCAGTGAAAGCTGTAACGTCAGCGCCTTCCGAGACACCAGAGGTGCTTGGATCTGCTAACTTATCAACTGACCACTCAACAAACGTACTTGATGCGCTCTGCTTTTGAGCAGAGGAAAGGATCGGAGTTTCTTCCGGAGCAAGAATAGACAACACATCTGTCAAATCTTCTCTGTTTGAAATAGCCGAACCTTGACCAGTTACTGCACTGGGAGCATTTGGATCGAATGTATCTGAGAATGACATTTTATTTTATAATTATCGGTTTTTTAATTGTAGTGTTCTGAGAGATATAAAATCACCTTTTTTGCCACTTGATTTGAAACGTTGACTAAGATCTTTAAGTGCCTTAGTAGACTTATTCACTGTTTTCTCTGATGTGCTTGCACCGGTTGCTCCGGTTCTTGTAGGATTTAGGGTTGGACTAGCAACTCCGCCTTTGACCAGTTGCCTTCCATAAATACTGTTGGCAGCGTGTGCCATTAAGTAATTAAGTTGAGGCCTTACATCTGGACTGGCTGATTCTCTTAGTTTCTGGAATCTTTCGTCTCCTATAATAGCTTCATATTGTTTCCGAAGATCGTTGTCTTCACCCTTTAACCAACTTAATTCTTCTTGTGCTTTTTGTGTAAAAGCACTTTCTAATTGTGTTGATTGTTCTTCAGCTTGAAGAGCACGTAGTTGCGCAGGTAAAAACTTATCTCTAGCTTTTCTAGCATTGAGCAAACTAGCTCTAACTTCAGCTTTCGTAAGCGCCTTACCTTCTACTTCTGCGATCTCATCATCTGGACCAGAACCATCTGCACTGAACAATGTATCCTCCGCCCATTCAATGACTTGATTTACTTCCTTTGCTTTACTTTGTAAATCCTCTAAGGATTCTAAATTAGAGTAAGGATTGTTATCAATATCTTCTGCTGGATTCAGTGGACTTTGTTCGTTAAGCTTGCTTTGCAGTTCGCTAAGTTTTGCTTCAGCAGCTTTACGCTTTGCTGTAAGTTCACCATAGCGAGCGACTGCTCTGCTACCTAACTTTTCAGATAGTTCCTTGAGGTCATCTTCGGACATATCATCTAGATCTAACTGTGAAAGAACATCATCAGAACCTTGTGGTTCTTCTGTTTGTTCAGCAACTTCTGATTCTGTATTTTCTACTACGGGACTCTCATCCGTAGCTTCTTTTACCTCTTCTTCTTTTGCTTCAACTGGTGGGGTTTTTTGCCCCAAGCGGCGGCTGACAAAATCCGCTGCTGATATATTTGACTGTTGCGCCTCTGTTGGTACGGATTGGGCGACTTCCGTTGTGATTTCTTCTGACATAATGTTGTACACTCCTCAACGCTGAGTGGATGCGATGATTATATTATAAGGTACTTGACAATACCCTAAATTCTATCTCCGAACTTTTTTTGTAAGTTTCGCCAGTCGCACATCTGTAGAAGCTGATCATATGTCAGAATACGTCCAGATATTTGCTGTATCTTTTCAGAAGGAGCATTATGTAACTCCTCTATGGTTTCTTCTCGGAGGTCGCTAACTACTTGTAGTAAACGAGCAAAGTGCTCGTGGTTAGATAGCGCTTTTAAATCTTGTTCTAGACTCATTAGGATTTTTTTACTGAATTAATATAAGTTCTGTACACTCTAGCTGGACCAGTTTTACCCATAACTTTAGCTCTTTGTTCCATAGCTATGGCCGCTTGTATTTTATGAGCGTGAGTACGTCCGCTTTTTTTAATTTTAGAAACACTTTGACGTGCTGTTGTCAAATCCTTAAATCCTAATCCTTTGATTGTACCCTTAGGATTTTCATCTGTGTAAAGATCAGAGTGTTTATCTTTTGGTCTAATCTTACCACTTTTTGTTTTTCGTGGTATTCTTTTGTTACTCATAAATTAAAAAGGTAATTGATTTTTGAACATTAAGGTATCTTCATACCTTTCTTTCCTTTTCTCCTCACTTTGATCGGCAGGAGCAAAAAATCCTTCAAACATAGCGTCACTAATTTTTTCCAAATCACCAGTCTCTATTGCATCTACGATTGCTTTTTTAGCATTTCTGTTAAGAATTGGTTTACCCTCTATTTTTTCCATTTGCTTTCCATAAAGTATATCATAAATATAATTAGCATATTCTTCATAACTTCTATCTGTGCCTCTGGCATCTAAAAATTTATCGAAATATTTTTTATGAAAATCAAAACCAAGAGGCCCATCTGCTCTTCCTGGAATTGGGTTTCCAGATGCATCTCTTTGTTTTTCGTCTAGCCTAAAGCTTGGTGCTTCTGTATTTCCGTGACCTAAAAGTACAGGAATCAAAAGTTGAATGTTTTTTTCTGGTTTGTTGATCAAAGCATCAGTGTAACCCTGTGATGCAAGTTGTGCATTTTTGTTGATTTCTTCTAAAGTGCCAAATATATTATTTCTACCCTGTTTTGGATTTAAAACTTTAATTTGGGCGTACTGTGCCTCTGGAGTTTCTGTTTCACTTCTTGATCTAATAAGATCTGGTAAAACTGTAACTCCGCTTTCGTTTTGATTACTTCCAAGTATTCTATTCTGTATGTCTTCCACAACAGGTTTGCTATCTGATCCTATACGAATAAATTCAACGGGTGGTAAATCTACCGGCATTGCAGTATTTTTAGTTCTACCTAACAACTTATCAAGAAGACTCATATCACATTCCTTGTGTTTGAATATCTCCCATCTGTGCTGGTTCTGTACCAACTCTTCCGATTTGAGCATTCTGCATTTGTTGCATTTGGAATGTATATTGTCCAGCGTACTTTTCGATTCTAGCGGCAAAGGCTTCATCGGACTGCAAGCGATTAGCAACATCTGGCTGAGCAGCATACTGCTGTATAATCTGTAACGCGATCTGTGCACCATTAGGTCTAGCTGGCATTTCAATACCTGCAAAAATCTTAGATAAATCATCAGTTACTTGTTTAACCACTTGCTCTTGAGCCGCTTCAACGGGTTGAAGTACACTATCCGCAAGAACCGGATCAACAGCAAAAGCAGCACTGTCGAGAAGACTGTTAACATCAATTCGACCGTTACGATCCAATTGCGTAAGTGAAACCATTTGTTGGAGTTTACTCTCTTGAGTCTGTGGGTCATTGTTAAGAACATCATAATTTATTATTATATCAAAGTTTTCATCTGGATCGCCCCTATCAAATACTTGTGGGTCTGGAGATCCTGTGACTCTAAAAAATGTAGACTCCGGTCCAAATCTTTGGTAACATCTGTAACACATTTGCAATACTTCTGCTGAGTGTTGTAAAAATTTATCAACTAAAAATTGTTTACGGATTTGGCTAATAGCAGATGTTTCATCTAATCCACATAATCTATCCGCTTGATCTTCCATAGTTCTTTCCATTTCTATAGAACCTGTAGGCGGTGGAGGTGTAGGGGCAAAATCAAGATCACCCTTACGTCTGTATGGTATCATCCTGCCTGGACCCCAATCTGTAGGTGCTTGCCCTACTGGATGTAAAATCGGAGGTAATGTAGCAATACTGTTTCTATCGATTCTAGAATCTCTTTCTACTTTTACTTGATTTTGTATACCTCTCAATACATCTGGTATTGTTTGAGTATCATATAATCGTTTACTATCTTCAGATAGTTTACTTACTACTACGGGATAATCTTCGTATCCATTCAGTAACTCAAACTTAGCAAATCCTGGTGATTGCTCATTACCATTAAATTCTTTATGAAAGACTGTACAATAGATACCTTCTGATCCATCTTCTGGATCAATCAATCTTTGATATCCGTACACAATCTCTATGAGTTCATTAGCTTCGTATGCATTGTCTGTTAATGATATACTTCTACGGCCCTCTTGTTCTCTTTCTAAACTATCTATGTTTACGCCTCTGTAGTGCTCAATAACGTAGTCTACAAAGTCAGCATCCCAACCATCAGTTATTACTTTGTTCTGTAATTCTTGTGCTGTGTAATAAGTACGCCAAAAACAGTACGGTGCTCTTTGTGGATCCGTAACATACGGAGGGAAAAAGAAATCACCATCTGGTGCTAGTGTTTTTACTTCGGGTGCGTTAACTTGTCTTCTTACTATTGGTAACTCTGCTTCGCCTTTTTTTCTAAGATCCTTGATGGCTTTCTTAGCTCTTTTTTCTAACAAGCCCGGAAACGAGTTCAACATTAACCCTACTAAGTCAGAGTCATTGTCTCCTTCTAGTATAGCTTCTGCAACTATTGGGTTTACTGCTGCTATTTGCTCAAGCGTCAAACTTTGCAAATAAGTTCTATCCTCTCGCAACCAACCTACATATGTAATCAGAATACCTCTCTCAAGTAAATAGTTCGCTCCTAGTTCCATTTCTTTCTTGAATCTTGGTATGTATCCACTGGATACCATCCACTTTAAAAAACTAGATACTAGTTTACTACGAGCAAGGTCCCCACTTTCTACTGGAAATGCACGAATATTAGCACGATTTAATGAAGATATGAATAACGCAACTAATCGAGTGATACGCTCATCTATAGTATGCGCCTCCATATCGGCAGCACCCTCCCAAGGAAAAGCATCAGCCCCGTGCTTTCTGTGGTCACGGCTCTTGCCTGGCCACATATTTCTGCGGTCATCATAGCTATTGCGGCACAAATCAAAGTAAGCTTCAAGCTCTGTTACAGTTTGATCGTACGCATAACACAATGTTTTGATATCGGGCTCTTTACCTACGTATGTAAGAGCTTCTGAGATTGAGTCACTTTGCATAGTTTATTTAATATAATATCATAGCTATCAACCTCATTAAGTTCTTTGTGGTGTTTTTACCCAATTGTATTTGGGCTCGAACCCACTGTTGTCTGCCTCAAAGTATATCAGCTTACCTTTTGTTAGTCTACCCTGCATTCTTCTGGGTATCTTAACCTTGACTTTCTTTACTTGTTCTTTCAAGTAAACCATCACATAATTAGGATTTAACGCTTGTGAAAGTATCTGACCTCTGTATAAAACAGGCATTGAAATAAACTCATCCAGTATTCTTTGACCGTCTTCGTCTATCCAAGTGTTTCTACCTTTTCCAGATACCATCTCTTCTTCTAGTTCTTTGAACGTTATGTCCAAGCCTTCCTCAAACGGAATGCCATATTCTTCTGTTATTTCTGTTAGTCTTTTTTTGGCCATTAGTAGCCTCCTTTTGTTTTTGTTGTTGTTAGTAAACTCCTCGCATCAATATGATCTGGCCCTTCTCCAGAGTTAGACATCCTTAGATATCTAATTACATCGAAGAAGTCCTTGAGGGGTTCGTCAGACTTTCCGCTTGAGTTATAGTTAATTAAAGAATCTATTAGGTTTCCGCAATCACTATGTACATAACACATTGGTTGGTTTGCGTCATCTATCTCTACATTAGGATTATAACTAAACCACTCATCTAATGCACTTATACCTAGCTCCTCTTGTCTACCATCACTAGGATAAAAATGCATACCGTGATCATAGAACGCTGTAAATAAATCGTCATTGTTTTCATTCTCTCTAGCAAAGTATCTAGAGTCACCTATTCGCTCTACCACTTTGATTTCTAACTCTTCTTCTATCTCCTTGAAGAGCTCTACATAGCCCTCTACATTGAGTCCTATCTTTTTTGATGCTGGTCCATACCTCCACTTTGGATCCCCAAAAACTGCCCATTCGCCATATGTATCACGATCGGGCCACTCTCTACGAATATAGACCCTACCGTCTCTATCCACTCCCGCCCATATCGCAACATAGTTTCTAGCGCCGGCGGGGTCGACCACCATATAACAAGAGTAGTTGGACTTATCAGATATGTCCGGGAAGGTTCTTCCTCTTTTATTTGGTATTTCAGATAATACATTTAGCTCAGTGTTGAATAAAGGTAACAGCGATGTCATAGACTTAACAGGCACTCCATATGCCCGCACCAGTATCTCATCCTCTGGTCGGCCTCTGAGGTCTTTTGCTATTCTATCATAGCCCCCAAAAGGATTCTCATCAGAATGTAGATACACTACTCCAGCATCTCTATCCGGACTGTACTGCTCTATAGGTACTTGTCTATCTTTCAAAAGCTGCGCACTTCTGGTTTGTGTTGTTTCAGCGCCCTTTAAATACTCGCTGATAAAAGGTGTATATCCATCAATCGGTGTAAAACCTATGACCATCTTAGCATCTCTTGTCGCTAATCTAAACCTCAAAGTATTTACTAAGGTAGCATCTCCTAAGTATTCGTCTAACCAAGCTCCTAAGTTTAGTTTGTCCGGTCTCTTGAACCCAAATTCAAATCCCTCCAAGATAGTTTGATTATTGCTGAACTGAGTGTAAGTTTTAAAATCAACTCTAGTTCTAGTATCTGGAAAAATAAAGCTACTACCAGTAAAACCATTTTGCATAGAATAATTTATATAACCTTCGATACTTTTTGTTTTCTTACGAAACTCACGGGGCATCATCTCCCATACAGCGGACTGCTGTACTTTAATAGATGTATCGGCGTTTTGACTGAAGCATACGATATGACCGTCAGTGTTTTCCATCACTGCTTTCATAATTATCTTAGCACAGCCAGTAGTCTTGCCACTTCTATTACCACCTAGAACTAAGCATTCATTGTATTTATCTAAAGCATTACTCATACGTTCCCAGCCATCTAAGTCAAAGCCATACCTCACAGGATCATCCACAGAGGCCTTTATACGGCCCTCGTGGGCATTATACAACTGCTCCAATAGCTTAGGGTCGTGCTCTGCCAAAAGCAGTATCTCCTCGTCTGTAGGTGCTTCTAGGTAGGGATGCTTGCTAAACGTCAACTCCATCTTCTGATTCTTCTTCCTCTTCTGTATCCCATACTATCTCTACGGAATCTATTTCTTGATCCATATCTATCTGGGTCTCCTTTACAAGCATACGCCCTACTCTATGGTTAGTATAATCGTAAAACAAGTCCCCATCGTCATCCATAACTATAAACATATAGTTGTTAAAATGCTCGCCTAGGTTGCCACGGATGCGGTCAAAGAGGTCATCGTAATCACTGTCAATCATCGCTGTCTTCTATTATCTCCGGTTGGTCAACTCTTTTCATATCTTGTAATCTCTTCTTGGCTGCCTTGATAGTGTCCTCGTAGTCCTCTTGCGTAACCACCTTACGCTCTTCTGTGATCTGGGTAGCCTCGCCCCTAGATGTCATAGTCTCTCTGAATGCATTACTCTTGGCTATAGACAACTCTTTGATGTCCCGAAAGCTTACCGACATCTCTGGATCATTCTTCATTCTGTCACGCACCTTGTCCACCAAGTCTTCTTCTAAACTGCTGAGG